TGCAGTAATTATAACTTCATTACCATTTTCATCTTGGCGAACCTCAACAGGAGTTTCTGCTGGTAAATCTTCATAAGTTAGTCCTGCTTCTTTAATTGCTTCAGAAGTCACTGCTTCTTCACCTGCAGACTCAATTAAGGCTTCTGCAACTAGTTCTCGTTCTGCTTCAGTAAACTCTCCATCTTCAGATAATGTTTCTGCAAGATTATTTACTTCTTCTTGAGTAATTTCTCCATCTGAATTTAAAGCATCTAACACTGCTTCTGCATCAGATTCTGATAATTCGCCATCAGTAATAAGGTCATCTACTATAGACTCTTGTTCTTCTAATGAAGGAGGTTCAGTTGAATCATCAGGAGTTAATTCAGGCTCTGGAAGAGGCTCAGGAGCGTCTTCTAGTTCTGGCTCAGGAACAGTCTCAGGTTCTGGGGTTGGCTGTATCTCTTCTTCAACAGGAACGTCAGGAACGGTTTCAACAGGCAGTTCAACAGGTAATGGTTGAAAATCAGGAACTTCTCCAAAGACTGGCTCTGGTTGAGGCGGAAGAACAGGTTGAGGTGCTGGAACCTCGGGAAGTAAACTAATTGCAGTAAGTAGGTCCTGAGCATTTGTATTTAATGCTATTTGTAAATTTGTCTTTGTTGTTGCTGCTGTATTTATTGCATTAACTAATGAGGTTGTGTTTATAGCGTTTATTGCTAAGGTATTTAAAGTATTTTGCGTAACAACTGGACTAAGACTTTGGTTTAGTTGAGTAATAATTGCATTTGCAGCATCTACTGCTGCTTGAACTCCTGCTGTACTAGTGTCGACAATTGGAGTAAAAGTAGGTCCTTGATTTAATTGTCCTGAAAATCCTGATCCAGTATTTGTGTCTTCAATTGATGTAATTTCACCACCTGTTGTTTCTCTATAGTTAAACCTAGCCTGATCTGGTATTGGTCCAGTAGCAGTTACATTTGCCATCCATGCACCGTTAGTTGGATTAACATCGGCATTAAATCTAATCTGAACCATTTGTGTAGATGCGTCCTGTTGTGGAAATGGACGAACATCCCACGCAATATCTAATGAAGAACCTGTTGTTGCATAAGTAATTCCAGTTCCTGTGCTCCAAGTTGTCCAGTCCCATCCAGCAATAGAGACTGACGGAGCATTTGGAGTTGAATAATAGTTTGCTCCTTCATTAACTCCAAAAGTAATCGTCGCATTAGATCCAACAAACACGTTGCTATATAAAGTATCCCCCATTAATAAGTTAAAGGGTAAGTTCATCCTAATGCCCGCATCATCTACGCCAGCAAGAACGTTTGTGGTTGTCCCAATGGTTGCCTGTAAGTTATTTACAGCGGTCTGAGCATTATCAATAGCAATATTGGCTTGAGTTAATTCTGTTTGTGCAGTTGCTTGTGCTGTAGAGGCTGCTGTTTTTGCTATAGTAACTTGAAAAATTTCTAACTGCGCTGTAGTTGTATCAATATTGTTTATTGCTGTCTGAGCATCTACTACAGTTTCTTTAGCCTCTTCAACAATTTCTGAACCCTGATTCACTGAGGTTGTAGTAACATCAATAGCGGATATTGTTGCGGTTGATGTATCTACTAAAGCAACGGAAGTTTGTGCAATAGTCACTGCCTCAGTTACTTCAGCAACGGCATCAGTGGCTTGAACTAACTCTGCCTGTGCAGTACTGACTGTTGCTGTTGCAGTATCTGTGGCTGCAATAGCCTGTTGAACTTCTGTAGTAGCCGTTGCAAGTGCTGTATTGACCGCTTGTTGTGCAGGACTAACAATAACTTGTTCAGAACTTGATTCATCAGTTGCGTATGCATTTTGAGACATACCAAAAAGAAGGAACAGAGTAACTATTCCTCCACAGAGTACAAGTCTTCCAGTATTGAGTACTACAGATAGTGCTGCGAATGTACGCAGTTTTATCAATTATTCCCCTCGGAATATTAAAGCCCAACTATATTATATCGGTTTCCAATTTTTATTTATAATGAACTTACTTGCATTGTTCTGTGAGTTAACTGACTCACCTTGTACACCTTTTCCAGGCGATGCCCATGTAACAATGCTTGGATTTGCTTTTGATTTATAACCTAAATTAGTATTAAAACTAAATTCTTGTTTTCTAGTTTTACGATTTGGATTTACAGTTAAAGGTTTACGATTTAATTGAGCCACTAATCTAATCCTCCAACAAATCCTGCAGCAGTTCCGCCACTTCCTAATCCACTATTGTTTGAAGCAGATTCACCTGAATTATTCATTCCTTGTTCTCTGCCAGGTATTGTTCCTTCACGAGGATCAGTACCAGAAGCCATTGCACCAATCATGTATGGATAATTAGCAAACCAAAATCCTGCGCCCGAATACCCTGACTCACGTTTACGTTTAAACCTACGTCGTTGAATTTCTTCGGTTTTTTCAGCCTTACTAAACTGAGAAGACAAGTTACCTGCCATTTGACTCACTCCATATCTTCCATATGTACCACCTGGTCCGCCAAATATTCCTTTGCCAGTACGGTAGTAATCACTGCCTGCCATAGTTAAATACTCCACTAGGATCAAAGACAACAACAGATTGTGAAACTAATTTATTACCAGTCTTTCTAGCATGATGACCACAAAAATATAACTCTCCATTTGCCAGAGTTGCTCTCACCATTGCCTGAGCCCCACATTGATCGCAGCGGTCAGTAATTTCTATTGATTTGTGCGTCTCTAAAATGGTAGGCATGACCTAATTATGCCCTGTTTACCAAGTAATGTATACTCATACCAGGAGGAGTAAAAATGAAACTACTAGAAGTAATTAAAGCGTTTTGGTGCAAACATGTTGTTACTGAAAAAAGTTCATGCCCATTTACTGCTAAAACCTATGAAACGTGTGTTGACTGTGGTCAGATGGTTTCAGTAATGACTACCCATTCGTAATGCCGCTTTATTCATACGCATGTGTTAGTTGTGATATTGATTATGAAAAAGAGCGTGGCATCAATGATCCAGAAGGTAAGTACTTCTGTGAACAATGTGGCTACGCTCTAATTCGAGTTTACTCTCCTGTTACAGCCGTCTTTAAAGGTGGCGGTTTTTACAAGACAGATAATCGTTAGTTGTAGTTAGGGTCGTCTAACTTTGCTGCAGGAATTTCTTCCGCAACTGTTGTAACCTCAGCAACACTAGGGACACTTTCAGTAACAGTATTGGTTACAGGAGTAGCCACTGCATTAGAACCACTGCTACCAATAAGAAGACCAGCAAGTGTTCCTGTAATAAAGGTTGCTACGCTACCTAGTACATTAAAGAACATTTTATCGTTTTCAGACTGTCCAGTAATTGGTTGTGTAACAAATATAAGGGCATACATAATTCCAACAGCGGTTATAAATAGAATTGAACCTAATGTAATTCCTAATATAAATTTTAATCTTGCATCTAAATCTTGTGGTGATAATCTTTCTTTAGCCATTTTGTGTTCCTTCTATCTCTTTTTGACTAACCAAGTCTTCTGGACATGCCCCGTTGGCTGTACAGACTGGTGGTTTGCACTCTGCATTTTCCCAATTTGCAGGATCTTGACAAGGATACCTGAAATGCCCATCATAGCCACAACCAGAGAGCAGGGCTGCCAAAATCACTGTAAAGAATACTTTTTTTAACATAGACCAATTATCAGTCCTGTTGGATGCCTAGTCTTTCTAAATACTTCTCTTTTTCGCTCATTATGTACTCTTCAATGCGTTTATATTGAATTTGAGTCTGTTCTTCAGTTGCTTTAACTTGTTCTTCAGTCATTTCTCCACTTAGTTCTTTAAAGGTCTGGACAGCAATGTCTAACTGATTTTTAATCAGGGCTGCTTTTAATTGAGCCTGGTTCCATAAGAATTCGGCATGTTCTTCTTTTCTTTGTTTCTTTTTATCTTGAGTCTTAGACATACCCAAAGCCTATCATAAGTTTAGATGAGCAGTTTTTGCGTCCTCATGCTCAGGAGGCTCATATTAAGTTGTAGGGGAATACTACTTAATAGTCTTTAGTTTGTATCTCTTAGCCAACTTGTTATACATGGCTTTTACATCTACAAGAGACTTTTTTAAAGCCGTTACAGAGGCTGTTAAATCGGCAATCTGCTTAGTAGCAGTTGCGGTGGCTGAGTCATAGGCTGCTTTATCAGCGGCACGACCAACCTTCTCTGCTGCAAGTGCTGCTTGGACTGCTGCTAACTCACCTGCAAGATCACGAATAGCAATGTTCTTGCTAACTGATCCAACAGGAGTTGACATGCCAGCAATTGCAGTAGCAACAGTTGCATAAACAATTACAGTAACTTGACCTGCTGCTGGAATTACAACATCAAATGTCTTAGTTCCGTTAGTTGCTGTAACAGTGTCAGTTGTTAAAGTAGTTGCAGAGGCTGTAGACCCATTGCTTACAACAGCATTGATAAATGCTCCACCTTTTAAGTTTCCAAATACATCGTATCCAGTTACCTTTAATGATTGAGTACTTCCAGCCGCTGCTGAATCAGGTGCAGTTAGTGCAATTGCATTAAGAGCACCAGCAGTTCCTTGCACGTAGTATGTAGTTGTATTTCCACGAATAGTTACAGCAACAGATCCTACCGCAGTTGTTTTTGTATAAACAAAAATATCAGCAGTAGTACCAGTTCCTGTACCAATAGAAAGACTTGCAGTTCCAGAGGATGCAGTAACTGGAGCAGTAGAAGTTGCTACGGCTGGTACTAATGTTGCATTTGTAGCAACAGCAGTAACAACTGTGCCTGTATCTAAGCCTGTTACGGCAATTCGTAATGCATCTGCTAAATCAACGCTGTTATCTGCTGGAACAGGAAGTGCTACAGGAGCGGTTGCTGCTGTGCCTCCAGTTGCTGCTGAACCGTTAACGGTCAGAGTTAATGTATTTGCATTTGCTGATGGAACTAAAAGAACGGTGCTTGTCAATGCTGCAGCACTAACAAGTGCAATTTTTTTCAGTGATATCACTTAGTTGTGTCTCCTTAAAATAGGCTCACGATGGAGTCTTTAAATACCTTATCTTCTTACATCTAATAAGACACTGAAGGAGTCGAGATGTTGTTAAAAGTGTTAAAAATAGTAAAAGAACAGTATCTATAATAGACGCTGTTATTTTAGTATATGTTTAAATTTTTATCAGGAGTAACTTTTATAAAGGTTGATGTATCCCACCAAAGTTACTTAAGTTGTTCCTTCTCAATGTATGGACCTGAAGTAAAGGCTGTGAGTTTTGCAGCAATCTCCATAGCCTTCATTGGTTTAGCACCAGCATGCAGAGCACCTAAAGCATATGAAGCCCCAGAACCAACTGCATAGGTTCCATCCATACTTCTCATAACAGCCAAATCTTGATCAATATCAAACAACTCTCCACCAACAGCCATTAAGAATTGAAATCGTAATCCTTCTTTAGATTTGTCGTGGTCCTCATTAAAATCATATCCATTTTCAGTTAAACACTTTCTAAGGGAAGGCATAGCCTTTGCAATCATAAAGTGATAGACATCTTTAGAGTCTTTAGTAGTTAATTTTGGTGGATTCCAAATGTGTTGAGCAATATCGCAAGGAGAGACCTCTCCAGAACCAGCAATTATAAAATCGCCACGTTCGGTAACTTTTGCCATTTGTGGATGTCGATAGATGCGACCACTCTCATCCGTTACTTGATTATCTGCAAGTAAGATACAGCGATCTTCGTACTGTACTCCGATGATGGTTGTCATGGGCACCCCTTCAGTAGAAAGCCCCCCAAGAATACCAGATGGTTCTTAGGGGGCCATGGGGGTAAAATGTCCAGTTTATAGTAGTTTGACCAGTTCTGCCCAAGTCTTGGGGCCAACAATTCCATTCGAGTCCAAATTGTCGTGATTGTCTTGAAATGCAATTACAGCCTTCTTTGTGGCTGGGCCGTAGTCTCCATCAGCCATTAGACCAAGAGCACGTTGAACAACCTTGACGTTGTTCCCTTTACTTCCAGGTTTAATAGTTCCTGGGAAGGTTGGTGTCTCTGAAACAGGAACGTTTGCTTCAACTTCGTTACCAACGTAGTTAGGGCGACCAAATCCAACAATAGATACCATGACCTTCTTTTTATTAGATATGTAGCCACGAACCTTTTTACAAACTTCGCCACCATTTCGTTGATCACCTTTTGCAGTTCCTGCAGTATTACCCTCAATGCAGGTAACTGTTCCATCTCCATTGTTAGATACAACAATACCTACGTGAGAAATTCTATCTACACCATCTCCTGGAAAATCAAAATAGGCTATATCTCCTGGTTTTGGAGAGGCATCCTTTGCATCTACCCAGGTGCCCATCTTTCTAAACGCAGTTGCACCAGCCACAGTTGAAACGGTATTAGGAACCTTTACACCTGCCTGATTTGCACACCACATAACAAATGAGCCACACCAAGGTAGAAAGTCTGCCTTAGTAAATTTGCCATACTTAGTCTCATTATCTTTTGGACCTTCAATTGTGCCAACTTCTTTTTCAGCAACCTCAATAATGGCTGCTGCTGTTCCTTTGTCTGCCATATGGCTCCTTTCGTAAAAGGCTATTGTCTCAGTGTGATAGGTTTGGCACATGGCAAAAATCGTAGAACTAACAAAAGATGAGATTCGAGTCTGTGCCCAGTTGGGCATGGAACGCTGGTTAATGAAGTGGGGCAGTGAAGATCGCCCTAACTATGCTGAGGGCAAACGCCAAGGTTGGCTAGAGTATGAGTTAAACGCAAACATTAGATCAAATGTTGCAGAGTATGCGGTTGCTAAACTTTACAAAATGCCGTGGACAGTTCCTTGGTACACAAATGAAGAGCATAAGAACCGCATAGATCACCCAGATGTTGGACAAAATATTGAGGTTCGTTGTGTTAGAACTAAAGATGCTATTCCTGTATGGAGTAAAGATGTAAATAAGAACGCCATAATTGTTGGTACTAGAATTTACGACCTAGAGTATTTTTCTTCAGTAGAGATATATGGCTGGCTACCAGTATCAGAGTGTCAGAGAGATGAGTGGTGGTCGCAAGAAAAATCAGGAACTTGTTGGAGAGTTCCAGTAGATCAGTTTAAGGATTCGATTCCAGACGACTCATTAATGTCTTTGCACGTTTAGATGGCTCCTTAGTGAGGAAGCCTCTTCCTTTGGCTTTCTCATAAGGAACTGCAGTTGCAAATTGATCTGAGGTTGCATCAAGTATCTTTCCTGATGAATGCTTTAAGAACCAGTGACTATTTCCTTCATGCTTAATCTGCATTGGAGTATATCCAGCAGCCTTACCACCTAGTGCGTGATACACCGCCTCACTAGCGACGTAGCAGTGTCCAGCGGTCTTGCACTCGTGTCCACGAAACTTTGCACTACGTAGGTCATCAGTTAGATGCTCTCTAACATTAGAAACTATTTGATGATCGTAGTTGTTCATTGAAACTGCTTAAAATGTCCAGGGTGAATATTAGTAGGCACATACTCTTTGCCCATCTTCTCATCGTAACTTCCTTTATCAGTAAAGTTAGTTGTCATTGCTAGATGACCACCTTTAAAGTTTTCTTTTCTTTCACTTAGTCCTGGCTGACGATAAACTGTCACAGGTACATGAGAGACGCCTTCTGCCATTGCAGCCTCTAATCGATGATGGCCTTCACCAACCACACCCCATTTATTAGCGTGGTCATATGCAACCATGATTGGATTATTAATACCTTTGCCGCTCTTAATGTCTCCTCTAATTCCAGCAATAACTTTAGAACTAGAAGGCTGTGCATCAGTACCTAGACGTCTATGTTCCATCAAAGGAATTAATCGCTCAGTTCTAACCATGCCAGTAGCACTCTCACTCTTATCGCCCTCAAGATGACCTTTACCGCCTGCTTTTCTTATCTGAACATTCTCAGGAACAGGCATATTAAATTGTCTTTGATTTAACATTATGCCTGCATCTCTTTAGGATTTTTATATATGCGTTTTCTTGCAGGACGTTTGTTGTCTTTATTTGCTACCCAAGAGGAGAAGGTTGGAGAATCATTTCTTCTTAATCCATTCCAATTACCTGTAACAGGATCTGCTTCAGGTCCAGAGATACCTGTAACCTTTACTTTTGCGCCAGGTTTAACTGGAACT